CTCTGATTTTCCACCATCCATTTTTTTCGAGCTTTTTTATTAAGTCCTTGCGTTTCATATCCTCACCTCATGATTATATTATACACACTTAATGCGCATAAGTCAAGGCCCTTTTCAAATATTTATGCGTATTTTTTACGTGTAAAAAAGGAAAGCCGGTTCAGTAATGCGTGAATTTGCAAAGTCATTTTATAAATCCAAAGCATGGAAGCAGTGCCGTGCATCTTACATAGCGTGTCGTCGTGGCATTGACGGTGGACTATGTGAGAGATGCCACAGGCAGCCGGGATATATCGTGCATCACAAGGTACACATTACACCAGCAAACATAAGCAATCCAGACGTTACTCTCAGCCATGATAATCTTGAGTATTTGTGCAAAGCTTGCCATGATGATGTGCATGATTATTGCGGTCAGCAAAAAGATAAGCCGCGGTGCGAATTTGATAAATGGGGCAATCCAGTTCCGCGGCGGCGGTAGCCCCCCCTAATACTTTAGCACAATAAAGTGTGGGAGACCGGTTGATGAGGCTCCAAAAAATACACGGGCCAGCTGCGTGATCGGTGTAGTTCAGCAAAGAAATAGGGTGATTTTGGTGGCAGAAAAGAAAAGCTACGATGATATGACAAAGGATGAGATCATTGCCGCAGAGAAGCGGAAACTTGCTGGCATTTACTCGAGGCTGGAAACAAAAACAAAAAAGTCGGTCAGTTCACTCGTTGATAATGCCGCGTTTATGGCGGCAAGCCTGTATGAGCTTCAGCGGGACATCAACACGGAAGGCTACACCGAAGAATATCACAACGGTGCGAATCAGTCCGGTATAAAGCGCAGTGCAAAAATTGATATCTACATACAGCTTGAAAAAAACTATGCCTCTGTTATTAAACAGCTTACCGATCTGCTCCCGAAGGAGGACAAAATCAAAGAAAAAAAAGACGACGGTTTCGACGGATTTGTAAATGGCCGTGAAGATACATGATTAAATATTCCGACAGCTATAACCCAATTATCGAGTATTGGCAGAAGATCCAGTCCGGCGAGGAAGTCGTCGGAACAAAGATCAGAAAAACTTACAAGAAAATTGTCTATGATATTGAGCACCCTGGGGAATATTTTTACAGCCCAAAACGTGCAAACCATATAATCGAGTTTGCGGAAAACTACTGCCACAACTATCAGGGTAAAGAGGGCGGCAGGCTCGTAAAACTGGAATTATGGGAAAAAGCGATACTTGCGACCGTGTTTGGATTTGTGGATATCGAGGGTGTTAGAAAATACCGTGAAGCGCTGCTGATCGTCGGTAAGAAAAACGGTAAGTCGCTGCTGTCCTCAATCGTTGGGGACTATATGCTCACGGCTGACGGAGAACCGGGTCCTGAAGTTTATGCTGTGGCTACTAAAAAAGACCAGGCCAAAAAAATATGGATGGCGTCAAAACTGATGGTTAAAAAATCGCCAGCTTTGCGTAAGCGTGTCAGGCCGCTTGTATCGGAGCTGTATTGTGATTATAACGATGGCATTTTTAAACCTTTGTCAAGTGACAGTGACACGCTTGACGGGCTTAATGTCCACTGCTGTTTGATGGATGAAATACATCAGTGGAAGCAAGGCAAGGCTCTCTATGACATTATGGCCGACGGCACGACGGCGCGGGAACAGCCGCTTATTTTTATTACTTCAACGGCCGGCACTGTCCGGGAAGATATTTATGACCAGAAGTACGATGAGTCAGCACGCGTGATAAACGGATACTTTGACCCCGTCGGATATCACGATGAGCATTTTATCCCATTTATTTATGAGCTGGACAGCCGTAAGGAATGGACGGATCAGAAATGCTGGAAAAAGGCAAATCCAGGGCTTGGCACAATAAAAAGTGAAAAGCAGCTTGCCGATAAAGTCCGCAAAGCCAAAGAAAATCCGCTGCTTATAAAAAACCTTGTATGCAAAGAGTTTAATATCCGCGAAACGACGTCGGAAGCTTGGCTTACTTTCGAGCAGGTCAACAATCCAGATACTTTTAAGCTTGACCTTAAAAATAAAAAACTGCTTTGGCAGCACAGCGGAAAAACAAAAAAGCTGCCTTTACCGCGCTATGGTATCGGCGGCGCTGATTTATCCAGCACAACTGACCTGACGGCGGCAAAGGTAATTTTTATGGTTCCAGGCTGCAACCGGATTTTTGTACTGCAAATGTACTGGCTGCCAGAGGACTTAATAGAGCAGCGGGTAAAGGAGGATAAAATTCCCTACGACCTCTGGGCTGAACAAGATCTGCTGCGTACATCACCCGGAAACAAAGTCCACGCGAAATATGTTAAACAGTGGTTTTTGGAAGTCCAGAATAGGCTGGATATCTATATCCCATGGATTGGATACGATTCATGGTCTGCAATTTATTGGGTGGAAGATATGCAAAGTGAATTCGGCAAAGAGTCCATGATACCCGTTATTCAAGGCAAAAAGACATTATCCGCTCCGATGAAACAGCTCGGAGCAGATTTAAGCAGTAAACTCGTGGTTTATAACAATAACCCAATTGATAAATGGTGCCTTGCGAACACAGCAATCGACATTGACAAAAACGATAATATCCAGCCTAAAAAGACAAGCAGCCCGCGGAAACGTATCGACGGGACGGCTGCGTTGCTTGACGCTTATGTCATTTTGCAGGATAAGCTTAGCGAATATCAAACGATGATTTGAGGTGATTAACACGGGACTTTTTACAACGATAAAACAGCGGGTACAAAACCGCTCCCCGACGTCAGTACGTTTTAAGCTGATGACCGACCGCGGGAACGGCTTTTATATGTGGGATGGAAAATTATTTCACAGCGATATTATACGGGCATGTATCCGCCCGAAAGCAAAGGCTGTCGGTAAGCTTGTCGGTAAACATATCCGCGAAACGATTACCGCCGATGGTAAAACATTGACGATTAACCCGGACGCTTACATACGGTTTTTGCTTGAGGAGCCTAACCCGTATATGACGGGACAGGTTATGCAGGAAAAACTTGAAACGCAGCTTTGCCTTAACAACAATGCTTTTGCTGTTATTGTCCGGGACGACCGGGGTTATCCGATGGAGATTTACCCAGCGCCAGCAGCGCAGGTTGACGCGATTTACGACGCCGGCATGAACCTGTACCTTAAATTTTATTTTCCGAACGGCCGGCAGGCAACGTTTCCATACACCGACGTCGTCCATTTGCGGCATGACGTTTACGAGAACGATATTTTCGGCGACAGTCCAGTACCGGCGCTTACGCCGCTGATGGATGTTGTCGGAACAACCGACCGCGGCATTATACAGGCGATCAAAAACTCGTCCGTTGTGCAGTGGCTGCTGAAATTTACAAACAGCTTACGGCCGGAAGATTTGAAGCAGCAGGCCAAAGACTTTGCAGAGAATTACCTGTCAATCAACAGCTCGTCGGTTGGTGTCGCGGCAGTGGACAGCAAGGCCGAAGCAGTAAGGGTTGAGCCAAAAGATTACGTCCCAAACGCCGCGCAGATGGACAGGACGACAAAGCGCATTTATTCATTTTTTAACACAAACGAGAAAATTGTCCAGTCAGACTACGATGAAGACGAGTGGCAAGCGTACTTTGAGGCAGAAATTGAGCCGGATGAAATCCAGCTCAGTAATGAATATACCCGGAAGCTTTTTACCCGTCGTGAGCGGGGGCA